TTTGAAATAAACGTTACCTGTTATCGATTGTTTATCCAGAATATATAGGACAACATTGAACCTGTACTTTTGCTCATCGGTCAGGTCCAATACGTTAACCAACTGTTTTAATTTGACAAGACCAATCCCGTTGACATCTCTTAAACACAACAGATCGTTCTCAATATTGGACACGATCTTGTCGCAAGCGATGTGTTGGAAATACACAACAATTGATTCTGCCACTTTATCACCCCATGATAAGCCTTTTGTCTCTAACCAACTCAAAAAATCGATCTTGCTTTCACAGGTTTCTTCCTTTTTTAAAGAACCTCTTTTGAACGTGTTTACTTTCTCGAGAATTTCCAACCATTGAATGGTTGGAATATCGTTTGGTTTTTTGTTTTCCCGAATACATTTCCAAGGGTCGTCTGTATTATGACGAAGGATTATTTTCGCAAAACTTGGTTTAATTTTCATGCTTTTCATTCGAATAAGCGCGTGTTTTTCGTCGATAGGATAATTCACTTTCATCAGATAATCTGTTTTGTAATCGTGTGATGAGAATTTGGAATTGTATTCCAATCGCGCGTCTTTTAGTAAGACACTATCATGGATATCAACTTTGGGTTCTTTGACTTCTCCGCAGATAGTGTGAATCTCGTCACCTTTTCCTGGCCGAAACCCTTTTAAAATACAGAAAGTGTATCCGTTATATCCCACACTCCTGTAAAGAACCTTTTGTATGGTAAATTCCAAATTCATTGATTCAGTTTTTTTGAATGAATTTGAAATTATCAAATCTGGATCAAGGGTGAGCTTTTATAGTTGAGAGAATATGTCCTTAAAGTTAAAAATCTGTAAAAAAATTACACACGAACAACCGAACCATATTGAATATCCACATCCTGTACCATTGCATCGTACGGATTGATAACTACTACCGATTCTTGTACTACAGCATCTGTTTGTATACCAACTGTTGTCATTTCATTGTTACTTTTGTTGGCATTATACAATAACCGTTCTTTGTTATAACACATTGCACAGTGGCAACATACAGCAATGATCACCATATTTATTCCAATCGAAAGATATACGAGTGACATCATTTAATATTCATTTTTGTACGATTAAATTTTAAATGGTTGAGTGTTAGCTAAATTTCGAAAACTCTCTTAAAGATCGTGTATTAAAATGGTGTATCAAAACGGCGTGACAATGGTCATAAGCGTGTATGTATTTGGAACGGTAATATTCGCAATCATGGCAGTAACATTAACGATACTACTGCTCGTATCTTACAGGTTTACTACGAATCCGTAATTGTATAAATCCGTCATCATTTGGAGAAATAAACTTTCGTAATTGTATATGAAATGACAATTACGAAGGAGAGACATAGTTGTGAGGATACAAGTGATGTAAGTGATACAAGTGATGTAAGTGATGTAAGTGATGCAAGTACGTTGACTAATTCAGATGATTGGGGACACTCCTGCATAATTCTCGTTATATATGCAATGCTATTGTGTAATAGATAATAAAGATACGTTTATCATTTGTTTGGATTATGATCGATATAGTCCCCGCAAAATGAGCTGGGGTTTTTGTCATAATCCATATGTTCATACAGCTTATGTTTGGTTGCGATTTGTATGAGCAATCTGAACGAATTCCAAAACTCCTCGTTATGTTCGAAGGCTTCTGTCATAATATGCGCCATCTCATGCATAGTGACAAAAAATAAATCGTTTATGTTATTTAATTTTTTTTGAGTATCATGCATACATACTGATATACTTTCCCCTTTATTAACGTTGTATGCGAAAATCCCCTCTTTAATATATTCATGCCCCAATTCATGGATGTGACCGTTCCAACTGCGTACGATTCTGTTACTAGGGTGTTCTTCTTTGACAAGCTCAACTAAACGTGTCGCACGTTTGCGCAACTCCTTTAAAAGCTGTATGATAGTTTCGTTTTCTGAAGGTGTATGTGATTTACTTACAAAGTAATTCCCATCGATTAACACGTTGCCCGAATAATACCTATTGCGACATGATACGATGAATATCATACACACGATAGATACTAAGATGGGTGAAAGATTCCATCTAAACCTCAGCAGCAATAGAAGAGAAATCACATACAAAAACAACATTTTCTTGCTTTACATTTACTTTACTTTTTTATTATTTCTTGAAGTTTTTAAACCACCTAAAGAAGCTGTTACATTATAGTAAACACAATAATCAGACATGGCTAATAAATTGTTGTTAGACCGTCGGTGTCCTGAATATGCACTTACAATTGACGTCGTTGTGGAACGTAATCTTGCAAAGAACTGCGTACATGTTCGACGTATTACAGATGGCTACTATCTGATGGCATATGACAATCGTCATAATATGTATTGGGCCAAAAACAATCAAAGGCTATATGATTGGGACGAATTTACGGTCGATAACAACGACAACAAGTTGATCACGGTTCACGGGACTTGTGTTTGTTACGATGCAACGAATGCTGATGATTTATATGATTTTTCGCAAGGGGAGGTAGTATATCAAGAATTGTCAGGTTTTATTACGCTCCTTTCAAATCCCGACTCAAACTATATGGTTGGTATGGGGAAGACAATCAAGCCGTACACACCTCCCAACATGTAATTCGATTATATAAATATATAATGATATATAAAATACTGAAAAAATGAACAACAAAAATAATTTGTTCCGAAGGGTCCATCAACCTCTGATGCAACATTTGAAAAATAAAGGTGCTATTGGAACTCTATCATCGCTTATTAAATCTAACAAATCTTTTAATGTAGAGTTATTAGATTATAACAGTACCCTCAAAATAGCGAAATTGCAAGAGACAGTAAATCACATAAAAAAAGGGCTCGTCCTTTTGAGTATTCTCCAGATGGCCAACATGTACGATGCGTTAACAACTGACTTGAGAACTGATGAAGAAGGAAAATTACTAAGTAGAAGAATCCAACGTCTTGGAGATGATGAAACTATGTATTACATAAGGAAATTAGCCACCTCTTTGATAAACTATTTAGGTAAGATGGTATATTCTTTATACTTGGATGATAGTGCTAACTACGACCTACAGAATTTTTTTGAATCATCGTTTAAAAAAGCGAATAATGAAGAGTTAGCCAACGCGTTTGAAAAAGACTGGCGATTTCTTCTTAGCTCGTATGTACAGTATGAAGGAAATTTTAAACTTGGTAAACACACGTCTGTTCGAATATATCCCACAATAGATTTAAAAATATCAGGGCTTGGATTGTACCAATATTTTTACAAGTATAAAAGTGTATATAAACATTACATGAATTCACTTGGGGTATTTAGGTTCCAAAATAGCAACAATAACAACAATTTACAGCGAGAATTCACGTTAAAAAATAATATTATTAAGCCTCAGTATACATTTTCAAATTCCAACTTGGCTTCAATTGTAAATAAAATGGGGTTAAGTAAATTGAATAACCTGGGTAGGTCGAATAATTCAGTAGCATCTCTGCAACATTTAAGGGTTTCGGGACAACAGGTGAATCGGCAAGTCCGACCCCCCCCTCAACGAGAAAATACCAACTTGTTGAAAAACCGTGCACAAACTCCAAAGCCATGGAGAAACAACACTAATAACAACAACAGTAACAACAACAATAATAGTAACAGTAATAGAAATAATAATCAACACTAATGTTTTTTGTTAATCAAGTCATATTTTTCATCATGCTCTGCAATCCCGAGAGAAGCATTGCGGGGTTCATTTGACTGTCACCGGATGATCCCTCCATCTGCGATGCGTATTGGGACGCCAAGCTTTCAATACTATTCATTAGGTCGGACGGAATGCTTTGAATAGTGGTTCCGAACATGAGCAACGTATTCATATGAGACCAAATAGCATCCTTTGTTGCATCTGTAATTCCGGGCGATTCCCAAATATGTTTCAGGTTCAGTTCCTTGTTCAACGGGATAGATTCGTTCAGCATTATACTTTCGTCTCTGTCAATAATCTGTTGGCTGTAAGGTGACAGACTTTCCATAAACAGTTCCATAATCTTGCGGGGGTTTGTCTTTTTCATCATCTCAAAAGAGTTTGCGTACAAGCGCAGTTTATGTTCATCCGGAAATGTTGAGACCATTTCCGAGATAAACTGTTCCATTAGTGTCATAAACGTCCCTAGGGTTGAGTCATTAGAAGGTGCCATTTGAATCTGTTGATACTAATTAGTTATATACTATAACTAATAGTATGTTTTTAAATAACTTATATCATTTTTAAATACCTGCTAAATAAAAACACACACATAGCTAATAATATCAACACGCCTATCATATTATTCGACCAACATCTATACTGTTTAGAACGTAGTTCGTGCAGGTGTTGATGTACTTTATGAACGATTGTATTGTTCATTTTTTGTATTTTTGAAATGTAAATATAAAATAAAAATGGCTAAAATTCCTCATCCATTCCGAAGGTTTTCGAGGACTCGTCAAGCCCTGCGTTGATAACACCCGCCTTGGCATACTCTCCGACACGTTTTTCAAAAAAATTAGTTTTTCCGGGAAGACTGATTGTTTCCATAAAATCAAAGGGGTTCTTGGATTTCCAAATAGGGTCGTATCCCAACTGAAGTAAAAGTCGGTCAGCCACATATTCGATATACTGTGCCATCAGGACATCGTTCATCCCGACAAGCCTGCAAGGGATCGATTCGTTTATGAACTCCTTTTCGTAGAAAACCGCCTCTTCAATAATCTCATTGATTTCTGTTTGAGTTGGTTTATTCTTCAAATGTTTGAACATCAAAACTGCAAAATCTTGATGTGATCCTTCGTCTCGTGATATCAATTCGTTTGAAAAGGACAAACCGGGCATGAGCCCTCGTTTTTTGAGCCAAAAGATTGCGCAAAAGGAACCAGAGAACATCACACCTTCAACGCAAGCAAATGCGACCAGTCGTTTAGCAAATGATTCACAATTTGATTTGTTTATCCATTTTAGTGCCCATTCTGCTTTTTTCTTAACGGCATGTATGGTATGAACACCTTCCAATAAATGTGTCCGTTCTTGAGGTGACGATGCGTACCGATCAATCATCAAGCTATAGTTATGACTGTGGACGGTCTCGTTGAACTGTTGATAACTATAAAACGCCCGTGCCTCTGGAATTTGGACCTCATCACTAAAATTACATGCAAGATTTTCATTTACAATACCATCAGCACTTGCAAAAAAGGCCAGAATATTCTTGATAAATTTGCGTTCGTTTTCGTTAAGAACGTTTTCAAAATCATGCGCATCCTTAGAAAAATCGATTTCATTTACCGTCCAAAAACTGGCCACTGCTTTTTCATACATGTCCCACATATCAGGATACTTTATTGGAAAAATAACGTGTCTGTTATGGTTTGTGGACAACACGGTTTCTCCATATTGTGCGAAAAACTTTCCCGAAGATAACAACGACGTTTCGTCAAAAAACACCGGGAAACTGGAAATGTCTTCATCAATATCGTTACCTGTCGTTATGTCGATTACCTCTTGCAAGTTGAACACGCGAATTATCTCGTCAAAGTGAATACCGTGGGTTTTTGCACGGTGTTTCGCGTCCTCGCATAGTCCACACCCCTCCTTCGTAAACATGATTAGTTTATTTGACATTGTTCTTTATTTGACCTTGTTCTTTCTTTTTGTTTAAACGACATAAAACTTTAATTTAAATTCACAGTTTCATTAACTGTCCCGTACGGAACGACAAATGTTTTCCGTCAGACATTAAGATATTTAACTTCATTTCATTCGTAAGTTGATCATTTTCAAACATCCATTCCATTTGTAGTTCATCCTGTTTGAAAAAGTCCTGGCTGGGTCCTGCATATTTTAACACTCTTGTGAGTACGTCTTCTTCAATTGAACCGCAACACGCGCCCTCGATGTAGGTGGTGTATGTGTGGTTAATCAACGTGGCGCGGATAATTTTAGGTTTGGAAGTTAATCTCTTACCACCTACAAACATTTCATGATTCGGTTTGATAGAATTCGTTTCAGTCGATACCACACGATACTTTGTTTTAGTATTCCACATCACTCTATATTCGACACGGGTGTCGTTCGATGACAAATACCGTTCCACGGACAAATTTCCTTTTTGGTATTCGGAAGTAATATCATCGGAAGTAATACCACCTTCACATCCATCATCTCCAAAATTGTGAATCTCCAAAACTTTGTATACATACATCGGCATAGGTACCGAAATAATACGACGCAACAACTCCTTGAAAAACGACTTGACAGTTTCGTAACGATAGAGCGCGTTCATAAATAGTCTTTTCACACAGTCGTACCGAAATAGGTAGTCCATCGTTTGTTACATAATGAAATCTCTTTCATTTTTAAATGATTTTAAATGATTTTAAAGTTTATCAATTTTGTTAAAAGGAAATGTCTATTGAAGCGAAACATCGTGATAAGATCAAAGAGCTTCACGATAACAAAGATAGTATTGTAAAATTACAAACCAGCGTGAATACGTTGATTGAAAAAAAGAAACAAACCGCTAGTGTTTTCGAATTATTAGCGATTGATGAAGAAATTTACGAAAAGAACAAAAAAATAAAAGAACTTGGTAGCACCAATCATAACGATTATTTCTTAAAAGTCTCTGGAATACTCAACGAGTACTATAAAGCGACGGATAACAAATTCTCTCAGTTTTTCCCAAGTGGTGGTGGTGGAACTATGTGTGAGTTTGTAGAACAAAAGACAAATAATAGACGCGGACAATTGTTTAATGAATATATGAATATAGTCAACGAAGAGCATCCTAATCTAAATCAACAGCCATACGAACAAAAGGATATTTTCATGTGTACCGAATGTGAACGCATGATGAAACTGGCTGTAAATGAGTCATATATTGTATGCGATCAGTGTGGTAATTACGAAATGTATTTTGAACCCAGTGTGACGGGACTTACATATGAACAGGAAATAAACACGGACACAAATATACATTTCGCGTACAAGCGAATCAATCATTTGCGAGAATTACTGGCACAACTACAAGCAAAAGAAAGCTCCGAAATCCCGGACAATATATTACAAGGAATTCGCTCTGAATTTGTAAAGGCGCGTATTAAAGACGTTTCCGAAATAACGCAAGAAAAAGTCAAGTATTATTTGAAAAAGCTAAACTTGAACAAATATTACGAACATACGAGACAAATAACCAATATGTTGAACGGAAAACCACCACCTTACATCTCCAACGAACTATACGAGAAACTCATCATTATGTTCACGGAAATTCAAGAACCCTTCGAACAAGTTTGTCCCAAAAACCGTAAAAATTTTTTCAGTTACAACTACATTTTGTACAAATTTTGTGAATTATTGGAAGAATCAGACATTATGATTTTGTTCCCGTTATTGAAAAGCAGGGAAAAGCTATACCAACAAGATTGTATTTGGAAAAATATTTGTGCGATAATGGGATGGACGTTTTACAAGTCTGTTTAAAAATACATTTAAAAGTTATATTTATCATTAACATCAATAAACCCTCAAACCCTAAATAAATGTCTTCAAACAACAACATTGTCGAGGATCATCTGGAGGAAGATTTCATTCAAATTCCGAGTCAAAGATTTGCACTGATTTCAGTCATTTCTCCTCAGTCCAACCAAACTTATACGTCCTGTGCTTTGAAAATTAGAGGTGTGTTTCAAACAGAAGATGAAGCCAGGAGGCACGCCAACAAACTGGCCCAAATAGACCAAACATTCGACGTGTATTTGGTGGATATGTACAAATGGCTACCCATCCCACCAGATAACGATAAAATCTCTGATCAGGTGTATCAAGATAAAATGCTCAATGATATTGTCCAAGGACATAAGGAGCAACAACATTTGGTCAAACAACATTTCGAAGAACGCAGATTAGACTCTCTTCAACAAAAGGCTGCTGCTGCTTCTCCTTCCACTATTGAAGAAGAGGAAGAATCGTCCACCATTATCGACAACTAAATATCTTTGTTCAACCTTTTGTTTTTTTTACAGTTATTGTAGGTTTGTTTTTGCCAGTTTTGTGCTCCCTATATTGTTTTTGAATGTTTTCGAGCTCTCTTTCGTCGTGTTTAGGATCGTATAACCGCTTATGCGCATTCCAAAATTTGGGATGCCCAACTCTAAATTCCATAGAAGGTTCGAACATTCTGGCTTTGTACCAAAAAACGACATCTTCAGGTTTGTTACTCTTGATCGTATTGTCTAAAACCAAACACTCGTAATTTTCTGTACAAGAATCCATCACTTGGTTGAACATTTCAAAGGTTGGGAAGATACCGAAAAAGTTTTTGTAAATCTTTTCCCTATTCTGTAAAATATTTTCACGAAAGACAAATATATAATCAATGTTTGACCTTAGGTCGGGTGTCAAATCCATACAATACTGCATTGTTAACATGAAAAATATGTTCCAATGACGACCGTTGTAAAAGATCTGTCTCATAATCTTTTCACGTAAAAATTTCTTATCATACATACAATCGTCTAGGATGATAAAAACAGGGGTATCCTTCTCGCCCTTTTTAACAAGCATTTTTTGTCTAGCCACAATCTTTTCAATGACGTCCGACCGATACTCGTTATAAACAAACAGGTCCGGTATAAAAGATTGGTAAAAACAATTTCCCTCTTCTGTACCAGACATCACAACCCCTACCGGTAGGTGCTTCTTATGGTGCATAATGTCTTTTACACAGGTTGATTTTCCACTCATACGTTTTGCGATAAATACCATAACAGAGTTATCACGAATTGATTTAGGATTAAATTTTTTTATTTGCAAATTCATCTTGTTACCATTCATTATTCATTTTTTTAGTTGTTTTTAATTGTTTACGTTGGTTTGTATTAAAAAAAATTTCTCTGCTCTATATTACATAAAAACATTTACGAATAAATCTATATAAAAATGGGAGGAGGACTTATGCAACTCGTGGCTTATGGCGCTCAAGACGTATTTCTCACAGGCAAACCTGAAATTTCGTTTTTTAAGGTGGTGTACCGTCGCCACACCAATTTTGCGATGGAATCCATCGAACAGACCTTTAACGGAAACCCCATGCTAGGCAATCGTGTGACCTGCACAATTAGTCGCAACGGTGATCTGGTCACTAATATGTGGCTTGAGGTGGAAATGGAAAATGCTGGTAACGTCACAAACTCTCTCGGACACGCCCTCATCGAGTACGTCGAACTTGAGATTGGTGGTCAGCGCATTGACAAACACTACGGAGAATGGCTCGAAATATGGTCCGAACTGACCCTCCCCGAAGAGAAGCGCGAGGGCTTTAAGGAGATGATCGGTCGTCGTGATGGCCGAGGTGGTGATCTTGAAACTAAAACGCTGTACATTCCCATGCAGTTCTTCTTCTGTCGCAACCCTGGTCTAGCGCTACCTCTGATTGCTCTACAATATCACGAGGTGAAAATCAACCTCAAATTCCGCTCTGGTGACCAACTTAAAAGGGTGGTTCAGAATGATGAGTCTGTGACTGAACCCTTAACAGGAGCGGGTTGGGCGCCCACACTAGGCTCTAGCAAACTGTACGTCGACTACATCTACCTCGACACCGACGAACGTCGTCGGTTCGCACAGGCGTCTCACGAGTACCTTATTGAACAGCTTCAACACACCGGTCCCGAAGTTACAAAGCCCAGTTCCACCGGGAACTACCGCCTCAATTTCAATCATCCCGTCAAGGAACTTATTTGGGTTACCCGTGAAGCTGGTAGCGAACTGCTTAATTTCGGAAATCTGAAATACGCTTTGAAAGACACCGGTGATGTCGATTACCAGTGGTCAACCACCGATTCAGATGCTTTCAAAACATGCAAACTCCAACTTAACGGTCACGACCGTTTCTCGGAACGCCAGGCTTCTTATTTCCGCCTGGTACAGCCTTACCAACATCACACTCGCATCCCCCATAAACACATCTACTGTTACTCTTTCGCCCTCAACCCCGAAGCACACCAACCCTCTGGTACTTGCAATTTCTCCCGACTTGACAATGTTACCCTATCGCTTACATCTATGAAAGAGAGCACTGGTTCTCTAGGTCAAGGAGGTGAAGTCCTTGTGTTCGCGGTCTCCAACAACATCCTCCGTATCATGTCGGGCATGGGTGGGCTTGCTTATTCAAATTAGAGTATCCATCCATCACATTATATCTCATCATGTAATATCCAACCAACAAAACTCTCGTTTTATTTTTATTTGTGTTTGAGATATTTTAGGTTAGGGTGTAGGGCAAATTACAATTAAATATCAACATCATCAACAGATTTCAATTTTTTTTAATCAGATTTTTACCCTTCCCAAACTCTGATTAAAAATTTGGTAAAACTTTTTAAAAAATATATACTGGTTATAATATAAACCAGTTTTTTAAACATCCTACTCTTGTAAATAATGGGTGGAGGTCTTATGCAACTCGTGGCTTACGGTGCTCAAGATGTGTTTCTCACGGGAAAACCTGAAATATCGTTTTTTAAGGTGGTGTACCGTCGCCACACCAATTTTGCGATGGAATCCATTGAACAGACCTTTAACGGAAATCCTAAACTAGGTAGTAGGGTCTCTTGTACAATAAGCCGCAACGGCGATTTGGTGACAAATATGTGGCTTGAACTTAAACTCAAAGCAGGTTACACGAATCTTGTCAATTCTGTGGGTCACGCTCTCGTTGAGTATGTCGAACTCGAGATTGGTGGTCAACGCATCGACAAGCATTATGGAGAATGGCTTGAGATCTGGTCTGAATTGACACTCCCAGAGGAGAAGCGAGCTGGTTATAAAGAGATGATCGGACGTCGCGACGCTGGTAAAGCCACGGACCCAGAATCCAACAAGTTTTACATTCCGATGCAATTCTTTTTCTGTCGCAATCCTGGTCTCGCTCTGCCGCTGATTGCTCTACAATACCATGAAGTGAAGATCAATCTCAAGTTTCGTGATGTGTCTTTTTTGGGCGACGACTTGGAATTTGACGGTACCCCCAAACTGTACGTTGACTATATTTATCTCGACACCGACGAGCGTCGTCGGTTCGCCCAGGCGTCTCACGAGTACCTTATTGAACAGCTTCAACACACGGGTCCTGAAACGTCCATAGTTGGAAGCACCGGTAACTATCGCCTCAATTTCAATCATCCCGTCAAAGAGCTTATTTGGGTCACCCGCGGGTCTCCCGAGGACCCGATGGAGTTTGGTGTAGCTGAGCTGGAATTTGCTGGTGGAGATTCATTTGAAACGTGCAAGCTACAGCTAAACGGTCACGACCGCTTCTCTGAACGCGACGCTTCTTATTTCCGTCTGGTCCAACCTTACCAACATCATACCCGTATCCCCTCCAAATACGTATACTGCTACTCTTTCGCTCTCAACCCCGAAGCACACCAACCCTCTGGTACTTGCAACTTTTCCCGTCTAGACAACGTCACCCTTTCCCTCACCAACATGTCCGGATCGGGTGAAGTGCTTATATTCGCAATATCAAACAACATCCTTCGTATCATGTCGGGTATGGGTGGGCTTGCATTCTCAAATTAGAATATCCATCCGTCACGTCATCTCACGTAAGTATGTATTTTTTCACTTAAAGGTTCAAAACAATTATAGCATATACAAGTTCAAAACAATTATAGCATCTACAACCATGCAATCCACCGACTCTATCATGCAATCCACCGACTCTATCATGCAATCCGCCGACTCTATCAGGCAATCCATTAGTCAAGATTGGGATAATTTCGAAGGAATGTACTCAAAAACGCACCGAGGAGATCTAGTCAACACTTGGCAGAAAAATCCAGAAAACAAAAAACAGACAATTCTTCAAATTACAAATAAACACCATGAAATTCGAACAATTGTAGATACAGATATCGGTTCTCAAATTAATCAGATTTCGTGGAGCCCGCTAAGGACAAACCGTTCTAACAAGTTTTACATCAGACATGGATCAACTGATGGAGAAAAACATTTCTATCTTCACGAGTATGTGATGAAACTAAACAACGTGGCCAAACCACAAGATGACGGAAAGACATATTCGGTCGATCACATTAATCGTGACACATTAGACAATCGGCTTGAGAATTTACGCTGGGCG